CAAGCACATATTCGCAGTGAACAGGCAGGAGCTATGCGTGGACTTAGTTACAGCCAGAATGGTACTGGAAGTAGATACTGGTTTTCTACTGTAGTTGAAAGCAAAGAAGAAGATCCGAGAGCAGCAATCTTGTTACCAACAACAACGGAAACTGAAACAGATCCAGAAACATTTGAAGTAATCTCTTCAACAGTTGTTGCAGTTGATAAAGACATCCTCACAGATGAAGACGAGATTTTAGAATCCCTTCCGAGTGACTGGGTATTTCCTCCCGAACCTTTACTAGAAGAACCAGCAGAACCTCAGAGAGCTAGGGATGCCGATGGAAAATTCATAGCAGACGACCCAACTACTCCTGATGTCAACGAAGCTTGGACTCAACCCGATTAAAAAATTTATATGAACTACTCAAAAGAAACAGCCGAGCAGCTTTATAGTAAGCTTGAAGGTAATAGACACAGTTATTTAGAACGAGGTAGACAAGCAGCGCGTTTAACACTCCCTTACATATTACCTGATGAAGGCTTCGGAACAAGCTCTCGTCTCAATACACCATTTCAAAGTATAGGATCGAAAGGTACAAATAACCTAGCATCTAAATTGTTGCTTGCCCTTCTCCCACCGAACGCTCCCTTCTTCAGACTACAAGTAGATAAAAACAAACTGCAACAGGAGGGAGCCGAGGAGAAAGTTATCTCGGAAATTGACTCGGCTTTACAAAAGGTTGAGGACACAATAATGGATGAAATTGCTCGCGAAAGATATCGCATCGTTTTGCATGAAGCTCTAAAAAATCTCATAGTAACTGGTAATGCTCTTATCTTCACGGATGAAAAGATGGGTATGCGAGTGTTCCGTCTTGACCGCTTTGTTATCGAGAGAGACCCGATGGGTAACGTCTTATACATAGCCACGAAAGAGACTCTTAGTTACTCAGCACTTGACGAGGAAATCAAAGAAGCTATCGGGACACCAAAAGATTTATCTAAGAGTACTGACATTGAAAACGTAAACCTATTTACTGCTATATGCCGACACGGGGATAAGTGGTTGGTTAAGCAAGATATCAATGGAACACTTTTACCAAAGACAGGAGGCTTATTGCCCCTCGATAAAAACCCGTACATACCTCTTAGGTTTTCTCGGGTGGATGGTGAAAGTTATGGTAGATCATTCATCGAGGATATGCTCGGGGATCTACAATCACTCGAGTCACTTACTCAAGCAATCGTTGAGGGATCAGCAGCAGCAGCCAAGGTACTCTTCCTCGTTTCCCCAAATGGAACAACGAAGGCTAGGGATCTCAGCAAAAGCCCGAATGGTGCTATTGTCAGCGGTTCAGCTAATGATGTTTCAACTTTGCAGTTAAATAAATTTAATGACTTCCGAGTAGCAGCCGAGACAATCAACTCAATCAAGGACAGGCTCGGGCAAAGCTTTCTACTTACCAGTAATTCTATAAGAAGTGCTGAGAGGGTAACAGCCGAGGAAATACGAATGGTATCTCAGGAACTCGAAAGTTCACTCGGTGGTTTATACTCCTTACTTTCTAATGAACTACAGACACCTCTCGTAAAACGTATAATGGATGTTATGCAAAAGACTAAGAAGATGCCGAAGCTCCCGAGTGATCTCGTGAAGCCCGTGGTAATCACTGGTCTTGAAGCTTTAGGAAGAGGTAATGATTTACAGAAACTTGATGCCTTCCTCGCAGGAGCAGCGCAAGTTGTAGGCCCACAAGCTATCGGGACATTTGTAAACGTAGACGAATACTTTAAGAGACGAGCAACTTCCCTCGGAATAAAAACAGCGGGTCTTATCAAAACACAAGAAGATATTTTACAAGAGCAACAACAAGCTCAGATGCAACAAATGGCAGAGAAGCTCGGCCCCTCGGCTATCAAGAGTGCTACCGATCAAACAATGGCTTCGGAACAACCCGAGGAACCTATTGAATAAACATAAACTAATATTGGAGGTAATATAAAATATGCAACGTGTAGAAGTAAATGAGCCAACGGCTGATGAACTAGTAAACCCAACTCTCGAGGAAGAACTTGAAATGCAAGAGAAAGCCCGAGAAAATAAAAACACTACTGAAGAAGAGAAAGCTCCCGAGGAAACTCCCGAGGAATCTACTACTACTACAGAAGAAGAAGAAGAAGAGGTTATCGAGGAAAGACCTGAATGGTTGCCCGAGAAATTTAAATCACCAGAGGATCTTGCAAAAGCATACGAAAATCTTGAAAAGAAACAGGGAGAACAAAACACGGATACTCCCGAGGAATCGACCGAGGAGAAAGCGGATGATAGTAATCAACCAACAACTGAGCTTGTCTCGGATGCTATCCAACAAGCCTCGGAAGCTTTTTATGAAAGCGGAGAGTTAACCGATAAGAACTACGAAGATTTAGAAAAGGCGGGCATCAGCCGAGAGATTGCCGATGATTACATGGAAGGCAAAAGAGCTTCTAATACTGCTCGGGAAACAGAGATACAAAATACGGTTGGAGGAAAAGATAATTATGCGTCCATGATCGAGTGGGCGAGTGACTCTCTAGCGAAAGATGAAGTGGAAGCCTTTAATGAAATAGCTGATTATGGGTCACAAGAGGCGAAAAAGATGGCAGTTAAGGGCTTATACGCGAGATATATGAGCGAAGACGGGGGATCGTCCGTGAATATTGCAAAGGGAGCCACTTCAGGATCTACTATTCAGCCTTTTGGTTCGATGGCACAAGTCACTACAGCTATGAAAGACAAGAGGTATCAGCAAGATCCCTCGTTTCGTAGAGAGGTAGAACAAAGAATTTCCATATCTAATTTATAACAACAACAAAAAGGAAAACATGATTAATTATATAATCGAAAATAAGGAACAGCTAATTACGATAGCAACCGCAACAGTTACTTTAGCGTCCCTCGTTAGTGCTTTGACACCTAACAAGACGGACAACAAGATAACAGGTATTCTATTAAAAACAATTAACTGGCTTGCTTTAAACATTGGCAAAGCAAAACCAAAAAGCTAACCACAAAACACAATGATAAAACTACTTGTAACTTTTCTGATAAACTTTCCGAAAATTTGCGAGTACTTTTTTAAAGTTGTAGAAGCTTATGAAAGGGAAGCTATTAAGCGTAATCGTGATCGCAACATTGATCTCATTGATGAGTGGCTGCGTGACGAGGACACCACAGAGCAAGATTCCCCATTTTCTCTCGAAACTGAGAGTCCATTCGTTCACCGTACAAGAAAAGGAAACAATAGGAGAGATCCTGAAGTACGTGAATGAACTCGAGCATAAGTAATATATAAAGATTTCAACACACAAAAAGAACACTAATTAACCGAAAGGTTGTTACGAGTGCGACCCCTTGCGAGGGACAATCAACAACAAGAACAAATCAATAGGTCTTTTTAGTTTATTAGAGTGCGTTGTTTAGAAGAAATAAAACAACAAACACAAAATAAATAAAGAAAGGTAAATAATATTATGTCTAATATAGGCGCAAATATACCAAGAGCAGGTAACCCAAATAACAGTACACAAGCAGCGGATCAAGATGCTTTGTTTCTCCAAGTATTCTCTGGGGAAGTACTAACTGCATTCGAAGAAGCGAACGTCATGCGTGACCTTCACACAGTAAGAACAATAAGCGAGGGTAAGAGTGCATCTTTTCCAGTAACAGGAATTGCAAGCGCATCTTACTTAACAGCTGGTGAAGACATCCTAGACGGTGCGGATCACCTAAGTAAGATTAAGCACAGCGAGAGAGTCATCACAGTTGATGATCTTCTTGTTAGCTCAACCTTCATCGCTGACATTGACAGTTTGCGTAATCACTTCGATCTAAGAAGTATTTACTCAAAAGAACTCGGTAAGGCACTCGCTAAGAGATTTGACCTTGCGGTAATGAAGACATTAGTTGCGGGCGCACAAGCAGCAGCAGCTACAGATCAACCTGCGGGTATTTCAATATCTTCGAATATTGCTGTAAGCAGTGGGGCATATACTAATGCCACAGGTGCTAAAGTAGTTGACGCTATTATAGAAATGGCTCAGAAGTTAGATGAAAATGATATTCCTGATGATGGGGATCGTTTTGCTATTCTACCGCCAGAGCTTTACTACTTACTTATTAGTGATACTACAGGCAACATCGCTCTTAACAAAGACTTTGGTGGTGTAGGTTCTATCGCTGAAGGTAACGTACCGATGGTTGCGGGGATCAAAATCTTCAAGTCAAACCACGTTAGAGATATCGCTGTAAATTCTACAGCAGGATCATACGCAGGAGCCGATGATGGTGACGATGCCGCTAAGAACAATCCGTTCGATGAAGCAGCAGGTTCAAGCGCAGGTAATGGTTACAACGCTGACCTTAGTGGTCTTCGTTTTGTAGGTGGCCACAAACAGGCCGTTGGAACTGTGAAGTTGCTCGATATCGCTACAGAGTCAGATTACAATATCCAAAGACAAGGTACTATCCTAGTCGCTAAGTATGCAATGGGTCACAACTGGCTCAGACAAGGTGCATGCGTTAAGGTTGTTGCTTAATTTAAAAAGTTAGCAAACAACGAAACATCACGAGAGATTGGGTGGGGGAATCAATAAAGGTTCCCTCGCCCTTTTTCTTTTTTCATTAAACATTTTTATAGAATTTTTATGGCTACACTTACAACACAACTAGAAGCTTGTAATGTTATGCTAGGGTACATCGGGGAAGCCCCTGTAAACAGCATTAGCGATACCTCGGAGCTTCCTGTCTCGGCAGCAAACGCAGTTACAATCCTCGAAGAAACATCAAGAGAAGTTCAAAGCGAGGGATGGCACTTTAACACCGAAACAGAAATATCTTTAATAGGTAGTGCAGCCGATGGAAAAATAACACTGGACGAAGACATCCTTCAAGTTGACCACGATGGTTCCGAAGATGTTGACCTCGTACAAAGAGGGCGTTCCTTATTTGATAGAAAAAACAACACCTATGTATTCACGGATGCTATCGAGGTAACTGTCGTGAAATACCTCGTTTGGGATAATTTACCCGAGCAAGCACGGAGATACATAACACTTAGGGCTGCCCGATCCCTTCAATCACGCCTTGTAGGATCGAGGGAACTTGAAGCTCTTATTATACGCGATGAGTTTGCAGCAAAAGCAAACCTAGAGAACTCGGACAACAACAATTCCGATAGAACTATATTTGATAATTTCGATGTCGCTCGCAGGATAGGCATCAACAGAAACTATAATCCTTACTAATGCCATTAATAAACACTTCTCTTCCTAATCTCGTTCAAGGAGTCAGTCAGCAACCCGCTACATTAAGATTTGACGGACAATGCGAGGAGCAGATTAACGCTTTATCTTCTGTATCTGATGGCTTAAAGAAACGCCCGAACACTCGTTATATTAAAAACTTAATAGACAGTGAACTAGATGATGGAGCTTTTGTTCATTATATAAATAGAGATAAGAATGAAAAGTATGTTCTTATTATAGAAAATACTTCTAATACATCCCCCGAGAAAACAACCATCAAGGTTTATAACATTTTAGATACTAACCCATCCCCTGTTTTTAGCACAGAGATAACAGCAACAAATAATTATCTTTTCGTACCCAAAACGGGATCGAACGCTGCTAAACCTAAAGACGTTCTTAAAGCCCTTACGGTTGGTGATACAACTTTTATTCTGAATACAAGCAAGTCCGTTTCTAGGATTGGTTCAACCTACAAAAGCCCCGCTATAACTTCCTCGTCTACAACCAATAAAGCCCTCGTATTTATTAAGAAGGGAGACTACTCAACCGAGTATAACATAAAGATTAAGGCTAGGTATTACACGAGTGGTACTTTAAATAACGGGGTTACGGCTACGCAAGTTACCTCAAGTGGTCAAATAGGTTACGAGCTTGCTTTAAACGGTAATGCACTTAATGAATCTACGCATTTTGCTAGTGGAACTTTAAGCTCTTCTAAGCACGAATTTAATGCTTCTTTTAAAACAAATGACCAATCTTCGGGAGAGACCACACAAGGTATTAGTACAGGTATTATAGCGAAAAGTTTACGAGATTCTATAGCCAGAGCTTTAAGGAGTTTTGGCGCAAGAACACAATCCTCGGGGGGATTTCTTTATGATTACGATGGTTTTAAAAACACTCACCTCACGGTAGGAGAAGTAACCGCAGTAAGCGCACAAGCCGAGGGGGATTATAACGCTAAACATACTTCCGCTACTGATTTTTCACTAGCAGCAGACACAACGAAATCTAATTACCAACAATACGTCTTCGAGATATCTTCTTCTGACAATGTAGAGTTTGAGATATCAGCTTTCGATAGTAAATCAGGATCAGCCCTCGGGGTTGTCTACAAAGAAGTAGATTCAATTTCTGATCTTCCAACAATAGCACCAAACAATTTCAAAGTTAAAGTCCGAGGAAGTGCCGAAGATAATGAAGATGATTTTTATGTAAAGTTTGAAACTGACTCGGGAGCTTCCGCTATATCAAATGGGGGTTGGATAGAAGACGTAGGATTTGATGAGCACATAATTTTAGATAGTGGGACACTTCCTTACAAACTCGTAAATACAGGTGTCAGTACCTTTAGTTTCTCGGCTAGTACTTGGAACACTAAACAAGTAGGAGACTCAGAAACAAATCCGTTTCCTTCTTTCTTTAACGGAACAGGAGATGCAGGGGATAGAAAAATCTCTAACATCTTCTTCTACAAAAACAGACTCGGGTTACTCTCGGAAGGTAGCGTGATAATGTCAGAAGCAGGGGAATACTTTAACTTCTTCCGAACTACTGTAAGATCCCTTCTCGATTCAGATCCGATAGATATAAACGTAGCATCTAAACGAGTAACAAATCTTTCAAGTGCTGTAGGCTTTCAAGAAAACTTAGTACTATTTGGAGAACGAGGGCAATTTGTATTAAAAGGCGGAGACCTGTTGACACCTAAAACTGTCTCGGTAACTCCTATTACAAATTATGAAAATGACACGAGTACCACACCTCTTGAACTCGGTAGTTATCTTTACTTCCCATTCACCCGAGGAAACTTTACAGGCATCCGAGAATTTTCGGTTAACGCTAGTACAGACAATTATGATTCTGGTGAGGTAACTTCACACGTACCGCAATACATCCCATCAAATGTCCTCGATATAGCGGGATCAACTACAGAGAATTTAATATGCCTCGTTAGTAACAAGACGGCTGACGAGACTAAGAACATGTATGTCTATAAGTACTATTGGGAAGGTAACCAAAAGGTATTATCTAGTTGGAGTAAATTTACATTCCCCTTCAAGATACGAGGAATAGAATTTGTAGATAGTGATCTTTACATTGTAGCAGCTAAGAACGGAAAGACGATACTTCTTAAAATGCCAATGGAAGAAAAGCTTGTTGATGATAATACGACATTTAATACGTATCTCGATATGCGTACAAACGACACTTATACAACAGGAAACCAAGGAGAAATAGTTCTCCCATTTACACCTGATACAGATGATGTAATACAAGTTTACACGAGAGAACACGGGAGTACAAAAGCGGGAGCCTTGTTACCTTCAACACGTAATGGTAACGTAGTTTCTGTTGGTAGTGACAAAATTAACATTCCTGTTTGGTTAGGTATTAAATATGAAATGTCTTACACATTCTCAGAACAATTATTTAAGCAACGAGCAAACAAAAATACAAGCCCCTCGGGATACCAAAGACACGTTCTTAAAGGTGGTACAATATTCTTTGATGATTCCTCGTCCTTTAAAGTCGAGGTAACTCCAAAGGCACGACAAACTTATACAAATACTTTCACCAGTAACATAGTAGGCTCGACAACTATCGGAACACTCCCGATTGAATCAGGATCATTCTCGTTCCCTATAATGTCATCAGCAAAAGACACGACAATTAAACTTGTAAATGACTCAGCTTTACCCGCTAACTTTCAGTCAGCAGAATTTGAATCCTTTATCCACTCGAGAAGTAGGCGTGTTTGATCGAACAATAGTACGTTACGATAAGATTGATGTTATAGATGGACATCCCGACCATGCCGAGTATCTCTCGGATAAACTCAGGGAAATCGATAACATTGAATGTATGGCTCTCGGGAAACGCCCGAAGGATGCTTTACTGTCTGCTTTCGAACACGACATGGCTACTATGACTGTAGTCGATAAAGAAAGAAAACCCCTAGCAATGTTTGGTGTAGGCGAGGATGACTCGATGCCTTATATCTGGATGCTCGGGACGAAAGAATTTCCAAAGGTCGCACGAAGAGATCTTATAAAACACTCAAAGACTTGGATAAAAGAACTCCTAAGAATTACAGGAGGAGCAGCAGGTAATGTTGTTCATTGTCATAATCGCCCTGCCGTAAGGTGGCTCGAGTGGCTCGGAGCAAGCTTTAATCAACAACTAACAATAAAAGGAGAACCCTTCTATCAATTCATTTTAATCAACCACGAAATAGTAGACGAATATTATGTGTAGCCCATTAATTGCATCATCAATCATAGGCGCAGCAGGAACGGCTTCCTCTCTTATAGGACAAAGCCAACAAGCGAGCGCACAAAGACAAGCGCAAGCCATAGCTTCAAGACAAGAACGACAACGCTATCTTGCCGAGGTGTCTGCTATGAGATCTCAACAGCAGCAGGAAGCGATAGGAAGATCCCAAAGCATTGAAGAGTCTGCTAGGAGAGCTATGGAAGCTCGAGCAACAGCAACAGTTGCAGCGGGAGAAGCAGGGGTTAGTGGTTTAAGTGTAGATGCTTTACTCGGGGATCTCTCGAGACAACAAGCAGAATATGAATTTTCAGTACAACAACAAGCACGGATGACCGATGTAAACCGACAGATGGCACTAACAGAGTCGGGTCTCGGGTTCAGTAGAAACATGCTTAGAATCAATCAACCGATAGCACAGCCCGATTACCTCGGGACATTTACTCAGGGACTACAATCAGGTTTGAGTAATTACGGGGTGCTATATAACTCAGGACTATTCGAATAATAAAAAGATGGCAGAAAGAAAACAAGTTAATCTAAATCTCGGTAAGGTATCCGCTACGCCTTCAATGCAAGCAGTAGGTGGTACCAATCAAGTAGCAGTACAATCAGTTCTTAAAGATAACGCTGCTATGAGGTTATCGAGATCCCTCTCGCAGTTTAGTAACATCCTCGGACAAACGAGTAACATCAACATGCAACGGGGAAAAGATGCTGCCGAGAAACTCTCAGCAGAAGAAATAAACGATATTATTGAAGGTAAAGTACCCGCACCCACAGGAGGAGCTTTAGGTAAGTTAGGGTTTCAAAAAGCCTTTCACCAAATAGCAGCTAAAAGATGGTTTGATACAACAGGTGTGCAAAAATATGCAGAAGTTGAGAACAGGATTAATGCTAAGATGGATGAGTTTATACAAAGCTCAACACCTATTGAACAAGTACAAGCTTACGTTCAAAACGAATTACAAACACTCGAAGGAGAAATAGGAGAATACTTTGAGGGAAACTCGTTTGGTTCTCGGGTAAAGAATCTTATCGGTAGTGAACTATCTACTAGGATAACAGCAGGAGCTACCAAAGGATACGAGCAGAAACAGTTGGCTTATATGAGGGCTGTTGAGGAAGAGAAAAGATTAAATGAATTTAGCGGTGTAGTTTTAGGTGAGAGTAATGAGAATTTAAATGGGTATTTTACCCGTATGCAAAAACTATATAAAGAGGACGGCTACTCGGGGGAAAAGATAAACACTATAATTAATAGTACTTTTATTAAAGGTTTAAATCTAGCAATGGCAACCGATCCTGATATAGCTCTCGGGATGTTATCACAAGCTAAGAAGGTAAAAATAAATGGACAACCCGCTCTTGGTAGTATGGCAACTCGTCAAGCAATGGCGGAAGCTAGAGGTAAAATAAGTAAACTCCAAGCAGCAGCCGAGGAAGACGAGTTTACACTGTCTGAGATAAATCAACAAGTAACAGGAACAGCAGGGAAATTCTTTGAGATTCTTAAAGGATATAATGATAAAGGTCAAAGCCCACCAAAGGAAGGGGGAATGGCTTATAATTATCTTTTACAAAGCTTTAGAGTTTTAAACAGAGAGGGAGCGTTAACTGACGTAGGTATAAAACCAGAGGATTTAACAAACGCGATCATGTCGTATGATAACCCACAAGACGGTTGGGATAAAGAAACAGCAAAACTTATAAATATCGAGGGACTAGACTCACAAACTAGAGCCTCACTTAATATAACTTTAGGAACTATAAGTGACGAGAGAAGAAAAATAAACCAAGCACCACCCAAAATTTATACGGGTATACCACTTTCCACTAAGAAAGAATTACAAGAAGAGGCTAAAATATGGTTTGAAACTAACAGCGGGACAGCGGAAGACTTTATGAGACAAAGCGAATTTCCTGAGCTAGAGCCACCACAAGGCGTAAAAAATGAAGAAAATAAATCAAAACTTTACAATAAATATCTACCCGAAGACTCTGTTTTAGATTTATTGCTCGATCAAGAAATAGACGCAGTAAGAGAAGACCCTAATTTGGAATCAGTTTTTAAAGGAACAGACAATATTACGCCTGTTTATTTTAAAACTAGAATAGAAGCAGACAAATTCGAAGCTAAACAAAGGGTCATTAAAGAGCTTAAAGACTTTGCTAAAAAGAATATTTTTGAAAACACTCCCAATAAAGAAACACTTATGCAGGAGAAAGCTAAATCTTTAATAAAAGAAGAAACAGAAAGTTTAAGATTCTTAGCAACAGCTATTCAAGTAAGGAATGAACAGGAATTTGGAGATGATGGTTTTGATGCCGAGATAGATCCTCAAAAAATAAAAGCTTCTCGAGTAGAGAAAAAAGAATCTTTTCTATTAAAACCAGAAGATGATCCTGATGATTCACCTTTCTTTTCAAAACAAAGTTGGGGGAACTGGCAAGCCGACAATACTAGATTCAAAAAATACAAAGCGTTAGATAGGGAATACGCAACTTCTGTAGTGGAAGGTAAAACCCCTCTAACAGAAATAAGCACCCGAAGAGTTATTGATACTGATTTTAAAAAAGCTAGGGATACAGATGACACCGAAGCTTTAGAATTACTAATGAAATTCTACGGGTATAAAGGAATAGATTTTACTAATCCTAAATTTATTCAAGACTTTGATGATACAGCGCTCTGGTGGGACGAGGTGAGTCTTTTTGAAAACTTTGCAGCACTTGATGAAACATTTAAAACCTTTACCGAGCTTATGCTAAAAGTCGATGAAGATGCAGAATTAACAGAAGACGATAGGAAGAAATTAGCTGTAATGGCAGATCTCGGTATATATGACGAAACCGAGGAATCTGTCTTTATCCAAAACTTTTTAGATGTTCAAACAGAACTCTTAACCGCTGACTAATAAACATGCCATTAACTTACGAAGAAATACAAGCCAAGCGATTAGCAAGACAACAACAGATAACCGAAGATAAGAAACAACAAAACCCTTCAGTTAGTCCCGAGGTAATAGAATATTTATCACAGTTAGAAAAAGTAGATAAAGAAGGTGTAAACCATACAGGTAACCTAGTCGCAATGGGTGTTGAATTAGGAGGAGGAATAGGAGGCATGTACGCTTTAGATAAAATACATAAAGCGGATAAGTTTGGTAAGTTGCTACAAGGCGCACAGGCAGCAAGAGCAGCTAGTTTAGTAGGATTTGCGGGGCCACAAATTGTTGAGCCATATTCAACAGTTACAGGAGCCGTGACATTTATGGGTTCCTCAGCAGCTATATGGGGTCTTAGTAACCTAGCAGCACAAAACGTAAGAAAAGCTTATGGATTACAAGACGGTATTTCCTCGGGAGAACTTATAGCAACAGGTATCTTTGGTAGTCTCGTTCCCCCCGCAGCAAAAACATTAGGAGCCGTAGGGAAAACAGGAGCGGATAAACAGCTTCTTAAACTTACGGGACAAACAGCAAAAGATTTTGGAGCTTACAAAAAAGGTGGGTACATTTTAATGAACGGAGTTAAGAGTTTTGCTAGTGGTGCTGCTTTAGCTATATCAGAAACAGCGGTACGACAAGAATTACAGATAGCTCTAAACGAGAGAGAAAACAGAGACACTTACGAGTATCTATTTGCGGGAGGATTCGGGGGAACTTTTAGTAGTATATTAGGAGTTTGGGGGAAGACGGGTTGGTGGGGAAGAAGACAAAGATCCGAGGTAACCGAAGCAGCTAAAACTAACATAGCAAAACAATTAGTAGGTCTTAAAGCGCAGCTTAAAGATTTAGAAGCTACCGATGACTTTGTGTTATTTAAAAAATCTAAGATTAAGAAACTTAAAAATAAAATAAACGATACTCAACAAGCTTTTGATATTGTTGATGACGCGGCAAAATCTTACAAGAAAGAAAACGAAGCAGCAGAGAAAATAGAAACAGGTAAGACAAGAAAAACTTTTGAAGACAAGGTAGAAACAAAAATAGGAGCAAAGATAAATCCTGAAGAGAAGCCTGTTATATTAACTGAGATAGAAGAACTTAAAGAAAGAAGAAGGAAGATAGCAGAAGAAGAATCAAAAGCTCTTAATGAAGGCAGGGACTCTACAAAACCTATTTTAGAACCTCGTCTTAAAAGTGATGCCACAGATTTAGCGGAAGAATTAGACGAAGAACTTAGTAATGAACTTGCTGATTTTATAGTTAAAGAAAAAGGGGGCAATAAAACACCCGAAAAAAATGTTTCTATAGAAGATTATTGGGAAGGGTTAAATACACATTTAGAAGAAACTAAAGGTTGGAACATAAAACCACACACTAACGAGTTAACAGGAGCAAAGCGATATCAAATATTTAATAAAGAAACAGGGGAAGCTATAGGAGAAATAGACAGAAAAATAGATAAAGATTCTTTAATACTTGAGCATATAGGCGCAGCCGTTGTAGAAGGTAAAAGAGTAAAAGGACAAGGTATAGTTGATAGCGTTTATGCGTATGATGCTAAATTTAGAAAAGAAAATAATTTAGGAATAAAATCCGATGTATCAAACCCTATAACTTTAAAAAAGATTGAGGAGTTTCACGATGACATCCCAACATCGAAAAAAGAAGGCGATAATATTGATGATGGTATTTTCATTGAAAAGAAAAGATTAACAAGTACAGAAAGCACCGAGGTTACTTTAAAGAAGATAAAACAAATTGTTGTTAACCAAGCAGAGCTATTTGAAGAAGTTATTGCTCCCATAGATGCAACAGCAGGAAGAAACCTTCAATCTACTTCTAAAAGACGAGGAGAGTTTTATAACTACGCATTAGATTCCGCAGCGGGTACAAAAAGAAAAGAAGCTCTCGATGATTTATTATTTGCTATTGATACAAAGATAAACAACCCAACCTTTGAAGGTGTAACAGGAGATACATTTAAAAAGATATTTGATGACCTCGATGTAAATATAGAACAAATACGGAAGGTAAACGAGGATATTGCTCGGGCAGTTAAAAGTAAAAGCAAAGAGCCAAAGATACAGAAGCTTAACAAGACGGACAACCAATCAACAATAGAGAAGCTCGAGAAAGAATTAGATGAATTAAGAACAAAGAGAGTTGATACGAGGGAACCTAAAACTGTTGCTAGTAATACTGGCCCTCGGGAAAGAGTTTTAAAAGAACAAATAAAATTTTACAAACAAGCCGATAAAGAAATTAAAGCTATTGTAAAACTCGAAAAGGAACTAGAGGAAATATTAAAGTTATCTCCCGAAGATTTTAAGAAACTTGAAACAGCCGAGAGAGTTAAAAAAGAATTACTAACGAAGCAACAAGCTGAAGCTAAGAGTTCAAAGTTAAAGAAGAAAATAGAAGAAGCTAAATCTCGGTTACGTAAGCAAGCAAAGAAAACCGAGAAGCAATTAAAAGATACGGAGGAGTTCGAGTTCTACGCAAAGTTAGAAAACTACATATTTAATCAGATGGATCAAAACATGAGTTCTTCTTCTAGAAGACTTTTTGCTACCATAACATCAAGTAGACAGCTTTCTCTTCTTTCCATAGCCTCGGCAGCAGCGGGAATACCAACAGGTATATACGGAATTACTAAACAGTTTGTAAAACCGCAAACTACATTTTTGAAAAACTTATTTGGTAAAGAGAAGAGAGGACTCCCGCTTTCTTTTAAGTTATATCGGGGAGACTTATCGTCTGCTTTTGCGGTGTTTGATGATTTAAAGGGAATGATAAAAGCATCTTACTTATCCGCTAAAAGACTAGAGTCAGTAACCGACCCTAAACAAGCAACACGTTTAATGGGTGATGGCGGTACGGTTTCTGGTACACCCTCGGGAACAGCGAGAACTTTTCGTCAAACTAGAATAGCAGCAGGTAGACGAGCAAAAGCAAAAAGAAACCTCATAAATATATTCGATGACGCTTTAGCGGTTGGAAAGTTTATGAATATAATCTCTGGCCCTTTAAGATTAATTATAGGGGCTGATGAGGGTTTTAGAAGACAACTTTACAGACAAGTAACAACCGAGGTAGCTAGGAAAAAAGCTATCATCCAAGACCATTTCGAACCTAACCCAAAGCGGAATGTTATGGATATTGAAAAAGATTTGATGGAAACCGCTTGGGTAAAGAATGCGGATGGTATTGATGTCGTTCAAGAGACAGATGACTTCATCACAGCTTTAAACTTTAAAAGACAGGAGATGTTCTATGCTTCCTCGGGCGATAGCGTAGAAGATGTGTACTTGTCTGTTGTAGAAAGGAAAGTACAAAAGCTTCAACAATGGTTAGGAGCAAGACCAGAAGCAAACTTTCTTGTTAGAATATTTGTTCCCTTTGTAGATGTAACTGTAAGAAGTGTCGTTAGAGGAGCTAGAATATCTACGGGGCCTTTCCTCCCTGCTTATTACAAAATCTTTGATAACCCTTACGTAAAACAAATAAAGAAGCTTGAGGAAAAAATTAAAGAGCTCGAGGGCGTTAAGAAAAAGTATATGCCTGAACAAGACAACAAAGACCTCGTAGCAAGTGCCACAAAAGATATAGACGAAGAGATTTTAAAAATAAAAGACCGTTTCGAAAAACTTGAATATAGAAAAACAGAATTTAACGAGGAAATATTAGCTGACGGAATGATGGGGTCTTCTTTAATGGCTATGGGGTTTGCGGGAGGAATGATGACAGACGAAAACGGTAACCCTTTAGTAACAGGGGGATTATCTTTTTTAAGCTATGAAGAAAGATTAAAACAAGAGAAAAGAGGGGTAAGACCCTTTAGAGCTTTTGGTAGTGATTACAGGTCAGCAGCCCCTTTAATGATGCCCGTGGCTTTAATGGCTGATCTAGCTACTTATTTTAGATTTAAAGATCAAGGAATAGTAGATGAAGATTTAAATGCTTCTAATTTTATACTTTCATCTTTTAGAATGATGATGGAAGAACTTCCTTTTAACTCGGGATTAAAAATGCTTGGAGATTTATTTCCCGATGACGCGAGTGAAGCTGAAAATAACAAGGCTACCCGAGCATGGTCACGACTTTTAGGAAGCTATATAGGCATAGCGACACCCGCAGACTTAGATAAAATAACAAAACATATAACAATGAGAGGCGAAAAACCTGATTTTAGAGGTGCGTCTTTCAAAGAGCTTGTGATGCATGATGCTTTCGGGTTTGGAGTTATAAATGTTAAAAGAGATATATTAGGTAACCCAGAGCCTTTAGAAAAAACATTTATACAGCAAACAACTAGGTATGCTCCCGATGCGCCAATAATAATTACGGAGTTAGCTGATGTTATATCACTAGATGTAAATAATATTTTAGGACTTAAAACGAGGGAGAAATTCGGAAATGTTAAAATGCTTGATTTTAGAAGCACGAGGACACGTAGAACACTTCTGGAGGAATTTGGAATTAGATTAACGAAAGCTAGGATAAACAACAAAAAACTAGATCCTACAGTTAAAAAACTTATAAAAAGTAAGAGATGGCAAAAGAAATTTGATAACGGATCTCTTTCATTAAATAAATCAGGAAAAGAAACAAACGAGGCTTTAGAGGAACTCAATAGGCTTATAGATACTTATTACGACAAAGTCCAAGAGGACATAACGAAAGAGAGCAAAGCATTCAAAAAGACCTTTATAAATAAAGACGAGGAAACTTTGTTGGAAGTCCTAGAAAGAGGAAAGAAGAAAGGACAAGTAACACGTAAAGTAAAACCATTCGAAGACTACAAATAATTAACAAACAAATCAAACAACAATTAATATTACAATGGCAAATTCATATATCGAGTATTCGACATCGGGAACAGGAGCAAATCAACTTGGGCAAACAACATTTAGTTATAGCGGAATTGATGTGTTAAACGGGAACGATGTAAAAGCATTTGGAGAACTTAGTAACGGAACTAAAACAACACTTACGATTTCCTCGCGAGACACAACAGCTAAAACAATAACACTTAGCGCAGCCCCCTCTACTGCATCTTATGTAAAAACCCGAGTGTATCGTTCAACCACTTCAGAAGCACTTGTAGATTTTGTAGATGGCGCACGACTGACGGAGAGCGATCTGGACACAGCTTACAAACAAGGACTTTTTGTTGCTCAAGAAGTTTCAGAAGATGCAGGAGCTATTGGAACCACAAGCACCAACAACCTGTCACTGAGCGGAACAACAACTGTTGCGAATCTAACCTCTACTGGAACTGTTGTTATTCCTTCGGGAACAGGAGCTACTCATTTTTATAGAGAGGGAACTTTTACACCTGCTATAACTGCCGATGCAACTATGGGAACAGTGAGTTATAGTCACCAAAGAGGTTATTACACTAAAATTGGAAATCGAGTATCGTTTGATATTTATTTACAATACAGCATGACAGGAGAGCAGGATGTTCAAGTGTTTGTAAGCGGTCTTCCTTATACATCTTCAAATGCAAATAGCGGAAGATATGCAGCAGCCGTTACTGTTGGGCAATGGTATAATAATGTCACTAAAGACACTTTTATTAGTCCGCAAGCATTTATAAACCCCAACTCAACACGAATAATTCTAGCGTGGAATAATGGTGGAACAGGCGAAGCAGTAGTAGATAGTGACTTACAAAGTGCAGGAAGTGTAGGTCTTGTATATTTAACAGGTTCATACCAAATATCATAATCCCCACATACATGAACAATCAATTCACAACACCCACCGTTGGTGTTTTAGGTCTACTCGCAAACATAACACTTGGGGACGTTAACGAGCTTCTAGCGGTTCTTGTAGGTCTGGCAACACTCGTTTACATGAGCTTAAAGATAATTAAGGAAATACGTAAAAAGGATAAATAACTATTTTATTATGAGCAATAAAGAAAAACTAGAAGATAAGTTCTACCTGTTACAAGATATGTTAACAGATGAATTTATCGAACGAATAAAATCGGGAGAAGCCGAGCCGTCTCTTTTAAACGCAGCTAGGCAATACCTAAAAGATAATAACATTCACGCCTCTCTTAAACAGGACGATAAATTACAAGACCTTGTTAGTATCCTTCCTTTTAAAGACGAGGAAGACGAAACACCAGTTGCAGAGGCTATACAGTAATAATAATTATACATTATACGTAAAATGCCTTCTAAACAGACTGTTCCCGAAGAACTTAAAGACTTTAGGAATTTCTTATACCTCGTCTGGAAGCATCTCAATCTACCCGACCCCACACCAATACAATATGAGATTGCCGAGTGGATGCAGAACGGCCCAAGAAGAGCAGTCATTCAAGGATTCCGAGGAGTTGGTAAGTCTTGGATTTGTTCCGCTTATGTGGTTCACCAATTACTTATAGACCCCTCAAAGAATATACTAGTCTGCTCTGCTAGTAAAACCCGAGCGGATGACTTTAGTACCTTCACACTTCGGTTAATTCACGAGATGCCTATCTTGGCTCACTTGATACCTACCGATAAACAAAGGTTTTCTAAGATATCTTTTGATGTCGGCCCTGCCCCCGCAGCACACGCCCCGAGCGTCAAGTCGCTAGGCATCACCTCCCAGTTGACGGGAAGCAGGGCTGATATCATTGTTGCGGATGATGTGGAGGTTCCCAATAACTCCGCTACGCAAGGGATGAGAGACAAACTTGCCGAGCAGGTTAAGGAATTTGAATCAATTCTAAAACCCGATAAGGAAAGCAAAATTGTTTTTCTAGGCACACCCCAATGCGAGGATTCACTGTATAACAAACTAATCGAACGTGATTATACAGCTTGCGTATGGCCGTGCAAATACATAACACCGAAAAAGAACGAAAAGACGTACTATGGAAGTGTTAGTCCTCTTTGCGTAGCGGAAGATAAAAAAGGGAAATCTACCGAGCCTACAAGGTTCAGTGAGATAGACCTAGCAGAACGAGAGATCAGTTATGGTAAGGCAGGGTTCGCCATGCAGTTCATGTTGGACTCTCGGTTGTCCGATGTTGATAGGTTCCCTCTTAAACTTAATGACCTCGTAGTCATGGACATAGATAACGAGGTAGCTCCCGAGAAGGTTGTGTGGGCACAGAGTCCCGAGCTTGTTTGGAGTGGTGATGTTCCCAACGTAGGCTTCACGGGAGATCGCTTCTACCGCCCGATGAAACAAGTAGGAGACATGGTGGAGTTCTCAGGATCGGTAATGTCTATTGACCCCTCGGGAAGAGGACGAGACGAAACCTCGTGGGCAGTAGTAAAGATGCTTAACGGTTTCCTTTACGTACCCGATGCAGGAGGAATGCAGGGAGGTTATGGTGATGAAGTTTTAAAGAAGTTAGCCCTCAAAGCAAAGACCCATAAAGTTAACTACATCATTGTCGAGAGTAACTTTGGTGACGGGATGTTCTCGGAACTCTTCAAGCCCTTTCTTAATAAGGTACACCCATGCTCTGTCGAGGAAGTTCGGCACAGCATACAAAAGGAGAAGAGAATTATAGACACCCTCGAACCCGTAATGAGTCAACACAAACTCGTTATATCACCCGATGTTATTCGGGAAGATTTTAATTCAGCCCAGAACTACCCGCTAGAATCCCAACTGCGCTATCAGCTTATCTATCAACTCTCGAGACTTACTCGGGATAGAGGAGCGATAACCCACGATGACAGGTTGGATGCCCTAGCAATCGCAGTAGCTTACTGGACGGAACAGATGGCACAGGACGCAGAGAAAAAGATAAAGAGCCGTAAGGAAGAACAGCTAGATGAAGAACTAAGAAAACTAGCAAATACCTATTATGGCAATAAGAACCACCACAGGAATAGTCCTAATTGGCTCTAGAATCCTTTAGGATTGCTCGGGAGATTGCTCGGGTGACCTCATATCAATTTAAACATTTAAACACTTTCTAAGGACATATATGAAGCAAATAAAAGAGGGGCTGTTTGAAGCCCAAGAATCCATCAGTAAAGCCATAGAAGCTCTTACAGAACTCGAGAAGTTAGGGGAACGACCTAAATCAATACCCTTCCCCACAAATAGCATTCCTCGGGAGAAGCTTAATGTGGCTATCTGTGTAGGCCATAGCAGACAAGGAGATACTGGTGCTGTAAGCTGCGGAGGTATCAATGAATGGACATATAACAAAAAGGTTGCGGAACACCTTAAAAGTGACCTACAGGAATACGGGATATCTTCTTTTGTCGTAGATAACTACGGGGGAACTTACGGTTCCTATACGTCCGCTATGAACTGGCTCGCTAAACACCTGAAGGAAAAAGAAGCTTCTATAGCAGTCGAATTACACTTTAATGCTGCCGACAACGAAAAAGCCGAAGGGATGGAAATGCTCCACTGGCACTCCTCAAGGATCGGTTTAAGCATCGCTGAGTACATCCTTAAAAGCTGCCAACGCTTCTTCCCACTAACAAAAAACCGAGGAACCAAAGCAATCAAATCGGGAGACCGCGGGGGCCTTATGCTTAAAACTCCCTCAATGCCCTGTTGCATACTAGAACCCTTCTTCGGATCTAATTGGCAGGACTGGATAACTTTTGCAGATCAAGAAGGAACCCTCAGTCAAGCTATAGCACTCGGGATAAAAGAATGGAGCGATGAACATGTCTTATAATCCTCGGCAGATCACGATAGGTGGTCATAAATACAAGATCGTTTATAAGAAGAACCTAGAGGATTTCGGGAACTTAGATATAGATAAGAAACTTATAACTATCCGAGGAACCCTTAATGATAACGATAAGCTTGAAACAATCCTTCACGAAGCCTTCCACGCTTGTCTAGCCCTCTCGGGACTTAGCTACCTCATAGATGACGAGAACAAAGAGGAAGCACTCGTGAGAGCTTTCGATAGCCTCCTGCTTCCCGTTATAAAACGAGAGGTAAAAAAGGCTTGTTTTAAAGGACGAGGGAAAAATTGACTTATAAGTAAACGAATGGGGGGTAGGGGGGCTCTCTCTTACTTAGTGTTAATTAGAGGGTCTATGAAATAGAGGGATAATTGGGATTTAAGTCTAAATTAATAATGTTAATACAGGTAGATTTCCCGAGAGTTATCGGGAGAACTTATAGTAGTGAGCAGTAAAGTTAAAGTAATTTAAAGATACTCCTAGGGGAAGACTAGGTTACATGTTAAATGTGGCGTTTTGAAGGGAGCTTTCGGGGAACTCCCGAGTATCTTAGCGGTATAATTGAAGAAGTAATACCACACCAATCCCTGTTGACCCTCGGTTTTGGTGAGAAAATCTGAAGGGGTTCACGTTGTATTTAGCAATCTCTACTTCCCCCATAGGGATAGTCGGGTATGAGGATTTTTTGAGGTTGATTGTCTGTTATTTGTCAACACCCCCTCTCCTTTTTATATAAGCCTAGGCACTCCCTCAAATAGGCAACAGACATCAAGTCTAGTGGCATCAAATAATAGCTCTTTAATGCCTCGGATTATTCCAAGGTTCCAAGCTGTTAATGTATTGCATTTGTACATACAAGTGTTTGTGTATTTATCGGTGTTTTTTCCCTATGTTAAAAAAACATTAAAAAAACATTTGCTATATCTTTTGTAGGCCTTATAGGTTCCTATCGCAACGAATTAAAGCGAGTAAAAACAACCTAAAAAACAACCTAAAAAAAAATGAATACTAAAACATACGAATTAGTCACTGATAGACTGATCGAACTACTAGAAAATGGCGTGGCGCCTTGGAAGCGTAACTTCAAGGTTAACCGTATCACTGATCCTCAAAACTTTGTAAGTAAAAACACCTATAAAGGCATTAACTACTTCCTACTTGAAGGAATGCAATTTTATAAAGGTTATAGCTCAAATAAGTGGATGACTTTCAATCAGGCTAAAGCTAATGGTGGTAAGGTTAACAAGGGTGAAAAAGGAACGCCTGTGACTTACTTCAATTTTCTTATGAAGGACGCGAACGGTAAGAAAACACTGGACGAGAAAAAAGCTGTTGAGAAGATTCCATTTTTCAAACATTCTTATGTTTTTAACCTCGATCAAATAGAGGGTATTGATGAGGATGCTGAGCCTATTACATCGCCTAATGATGAGGAGATTGAGCCAATAGAGGCCGCGCAGAGTATTATTGATAATATGCCAAATAAGCCTTCAATAAGCATCGATAATAACAAGCTATCAGCTCGCGGAAACCCTTGCTACTCTCCTAGTCGTGATGAAGTAAGGATGCCTGAAATAAACAGCTTTAAAGATGCGGAAAATTACTACGCGGTTTTCTTCCATGAGTTAATACATTCAACTGGTCATAAGTCCCGCTTGGATCGTAAAGGCGTTGCTACCAATTCAAGTTTTGGTGATGATGTTTACAGTAAAGAGGAACTAGTAGCTGAGATGGGTGCCGCGTTTTTATGCAATGAAGCGCGAATTGATAACAGCGAGATAATGGAAAATTCGGCCGCTTATCTTCAGTCTTGGATTAAGGTCTTAAAAGGCGATTGCAAGCTAGCAGTGCAGGCCGCCAGTGCCGCTCAAAAAGCATCTAATTACATCCTCGGATAATGTTGATTGATTCAGTTCCTCGGGCAATCCTCGAGGGACTGTATTCAGTTAATTAAGACTGACTAAAAACAACCTATAAAAAAAAAATGAGAAGACTAATAAACAAACAACAAGCGAGTCACGCGGTTGAAGCTTTAAATCAAATAGAACGCATTAAGAAGAATTTGGAGTCTATTAAAAATTATCAAGGCGATAAAAAGCCCGATAAAAACAATAAGATTGATGAGTTAACTATAAATCTTCATTTTAAAACTATTGAGCGCGAATTAAAAATTCTTAAATCATACGCTGAATATAATTTAAAGCGTACAGGGTGGAGTTCAAAATACAGCTCAAAATACAGCGCAAATCCTGATACTTATTTAATACTTGATAAGATCATTTCGGAATCTGCAAACTATTAACGCTTTAAAACTTTCTTAAAAATATTATTTGCATTTATTTAATTCCTAACCGATAGATACAATATGCTTTTTTTAATCGCATCAATTCTACTAATTTCAACCGCCATTATTATTCTCGGATTACTCGAGCGAGTGTCTGATTATTTTAATTGGTTTGAATAAAAACACATAACTATAAATAAAAACACCTAACTAAAATGATATCTAACAAATTAGAAAAAAACGTTCGCAATCAATTAGGCTTTAAAGCTTGGAACGACAAAGAACTACACGACACATTAAAAGATGTACGCAACCACGGAGCCGATGGAGGTTTCAGCGGATTTATATATTGTAAAGACACTTGCAAGTTTGCGCGTGATAATATGGAAGAAATACTGGAATCCATAAAGGAAGATGCAAGCGGAATGGGTGAAGATCCGTTAATATTTGTTCAAAACTTTAATTGTTTTGGAACAACAAATACAATAAGCACCCTTGAAATTGCTTCAATAATTTACGACAAGCCTGATCTTGCCACGCTAAATGACGGGATGGATAAGCAAGTATTAAATGCGCTCGCTTGGTACGCATTAGAGGAGACCGCGAGGTTCTACGAGTTAGAAGAAGCGGAACAAGTTTAATTAATTGAATCCGTAATCCTCGGGCATTCCTCGGGGGTTAGGGATTCAGCTAATAGGCTGATATAAAAAAAAACTAACTAACCTTATTAAATGAACCTAACGACAACTAAACTAAAAGACACGCGCCCAATGGGATTAAAACATAATGAAAATTGCGGTTATTATTACGACAATATATGCAAGTGTGATTATTGGGATGAAGTGCGCCCAAATGCTAAAAGATACGGATTGTATGAGCAAGCTTTGGCTAATCGTCAAATATTAGGAGGATTAACTGAAACCGATTAAACCCTAATGGCAACCGATAAACAAATAGAAGACACATTAAACGCGCTTGCAATTTCTTGGTATAAAGAATGGCGTGATAATTATCTAACCCTCGAGCAATTCGCAGAATCAAAAAACATAAGCCTTAAGGGCGCAGAAATACTAATTAAAGACGGCAAGAAATTAACCGCAAAAAACAACCAACATTAAAAACATTATCAAAGCCTCTCGGGTTTATCCTCGAGGGGCTTTTTTATTAACCTAAAATATTATGAATCAATACGAATACAAAGTTAAGATTACCTTTAAAGGTCTCTTTAAAATTTACGCGGATAACGAGCAAGAGGCTATTAACAACATTAAGAACTTTGACCTTTACGAATTAAGCTCAGAATCTCCTAAAATTACTTACAAGATAGAAAAGAAGAACTAACTAACCTAATATGAAAACTACCAAAAATAACAAGACAATCACAATTAAATTATCAATCGGTGAATATTGGGAGCTAATGGATATTGTTGATAACGGATTCGACAATGGTGAATTTATAAAAGGTTACGGGCTTGCTAAAAATGATAAGCGTTTTATTGACCATCATAACGTCTATAAAAAAGTCCTGCACCAAGCAACTAAAACGAATTAAAACCTAACGATGAACCTACACCGTTTTATTCGCCCTTGTCGGCTCCCAATAATTCTCGATGTTCAATACAGTGACTCGGGCGAACTATTAACCGCCTTTACTTATGACTTGTCACCCGAGCCATTTCAAAATGATAAGCCAAAGCTCGGGCATGTTGATGAGTTTACGCATGACAGTTTACTCAACCAAATTATCGGTGAACCTCGGGAAATTTCCGAGGAAGAACTAAGCACTTTATTAACCTGAAAAATTATGAAGACAATTAAAATATTATTAGAAGATCATCAAGAAATTTTTGATGATGAAACAGAGAATGAACTAAGGGCATCTATTCAGGAAGTCGTTAGTCAATTCCTCGAGGACTTTGAACTAGTCGAGGTAAACATCACGGACGATTGGGCAAAAAGCCCTTACAAAAAGAAATAAATTTATGGAAACTAAAACTACAGTAATAGCAAAAAAACAGATAAGACCTTTGATAAATCAAAATCTAATCATTAACCGCCTTCTTCAATCTATGAGCAATCATTCGGGATTTGACGAGGCTTATTTAAAAGACAGTACAAAACATAACGCATCACACTGGCGAAAGATTGCCATGTTTATCCTCGTTAAAAAGTTTGGATTCACTTATGAAACCGCGGGGAAAGTCTTTGGTAAAAAGGCACCACATTGTCATGTAGTCGTTAAGGAGATTAACGCATTAATGACTACTGAAGGCCAAAAGCATTTAGCGTTACCTTATGTAAACCAACTGATGTTTGACATCGAGCTATAATGTTATTTATGAGTGTATTAATATGGCTTGCGGGAGTTGTCCTTTGGTTCCTCGTGATCCTTGTGATACTTAGATTTTTCTCAATTAATGATGTTGACTAACCATATATTCAGCACTTATTATTAACCGTATTCATTTGAGGAAGCACCAGTGGGGTCATTTCCTGAAGAGTTTTAGTTAGGTAGTTCTCTTTAGGTTCCTGTTGGTGCTTCCTTTTTTTTTATTTGAATTTTATTAATTCATAATTATTATATACATCACCTAACAAAAAACTTAACAACAACAACAATAGAAAGACCCTAACATTATGTCAATCCGTAAATCAGGAAGCAGTAGATTCCTCGCTGATTTTATGAGCGAGGGGGTACGCTACAGAAAACAATTTCCAACTAAGGAAGAAGCCCAAGCTTGGGAAAGTAATTTAAGACTAGCAATCTCTCGAGGCGATTCAATCGACAAAGAAGAGAAATCTTTTAAACCTCTAACGCTACAACAGCTATTCGATAGGGTTCTTAGTACGCCACCGAACGAGGGGTGGAAGGGTACACCAAATGAGAACACGGCTCGTAACCATTGCCATCAAATAGAAGCTTTCTTTGGGGCTAAGACCCTTATTAAAAGCATCAATAAAGCAAAGCTCGATAAGTTTGTTTTGCATTGTAAGGATAAAGGAAATGCGCCCGCTACTATTAAACTTAAACTAGCGACAATGGGCAAGGCGTTTTCATTTGCGGTTGAGAGGGAGCTTCTCGACAAGAAACCTTTTTTTCCTCGTATTAAAGTAAACAACGAGAGGATGGTTTATTTCACTGAGGAAGAAGAGGTGGAGATATTAACCTACCTCGAGGAAAACGGAATGGATTACTTCTATGATTTTTTCGTATGGCAAATCGATACAGGGATGCGCCCGATAGAGTCCCGATATCTTCATAGGAGAAACATAAAGAAAGATCCCGTCCTCGGTGTTTGTGCTCACCTACAGAAAACTAAGAACGGTGAGAAGAGAACCATACCATTAACCCGTAGAGCTATGTGCGCTATCCATAAGCATAAAGAAGCTAACGATTATCCTTGGGCGCATTGGAATAAAGATCGAATCAGGAGAGCTTGGGATAAAGTTCGGGATGCCCTCGGTAGACAAGGAGATAAGGATTTTATTTTTTATGTTTGTCGTCACACTTGTGGGTCTAGACTGATACAAAGGACGAATAACCTACTATTGACAAAAGAGTGGCTAGGTCATAAAGATATAGCGCAAACCCTTAGATATGCTCGGCTATCTCCGCAGAGTTTTATTAGTGGTCTTAACGCGCTAGAATACCCATCTTCAAGTGGTGACAATAAGGTGACAAATATGTCAGCATTTGGTGACAATTTAATAACTTTGGAACAGGGGGAAAAAGTTAGTTAAAGCGAGTATGGATAAGGGTTTAAAGAGTTGTGCGGCTGTGGTGAAATTGGTAGACACGCCAGATTTAGGTTCTAGAGAATCTATTGTCATCTTTAAAAAACCGCAGAACTCCAACCTTTATCCCACCTCGGAAATTGTCAGCACACTCTTATAAAGGCTATTGCTTACTGACAATTTGCTGACAATAAATTTATCATTATGTTAGATCAAAACCAACTCAATGAAGAGATGACTTCTCTCGGGATAAGCAGGTTTAATAATCAAATTGAATCGGCTCGGGAGCAGAAGGAAACGGGAAGGACTAAGGCGGGGCAGACATTAATTCGGGAGTTACTTCCCGCGTTTGCAACAGCGATTAAAGGGATCAGTTATAAGAACAAGACGAAGCATAATAGGTGGATGCGAGAGCTAAAGGAATATGACCCAAAGAAAACCGCGTTCCTCGTACTTAAAACTGCGCTTGATACATTCCCTCAAAAGCATTGCACGTACACTTCGATGAGTTACTCGGTAGGTAAGGTTATAGAGTTTGAATTAAGGTTAAAACATTTATTAAAGACTAACGAAAAAAAGGGCTCGGGAATTATTCTCGGGGCTAAGAGAAGAGCGAAGGCTTCTCAGTTTCGGCACATACAATTATCAATGAGGCACGAGGAAGAGAAGGAAGGCATACCAGACTTTGAACCTTGGTCAAGACGAGACCGAATAATGTGTGGGATGACTCTTATAGAATTATTAAGGGTTTCAACTGGTCTTATTGAATACAGTTACATAAGAGAAAAAGGAAGGAAGAGTCACACTCGTTTCGTAACTCCCTCGGCTGTCACTTTGGAATGGATGGAGAACTTTAATAACTACCGAGCGTTGATGGAACCTTTTTGGTTACCCTCTCTAGATTTACCCGCTGACTGGACGAGTGTTTGGGAAGGCGGTTACCGTGCAGAAGGAACACAATTACCCGAGGTTACTTTAATAAAAACTAGGGACAAAGATTTTCTCCGATCACTTAAAACGGCTGACCTCGCGGAACCTATAAGAGCTATTAATCTAATTCAGCGAACACCGTGGCAGATTAACGACAAGGTATTAGACTTAGCGACTTGGGCTTGGGATAATAATATTCCCATAGGATCAACAATGGTTCCCCAAGAAGACGAGGTAAAGCCTCCCTTCCCTGTAGATGGTGACGAGAATAAAGCTAGTAGAGACAGTTGGGCTAAGATGGCGAGCGGGGTGCATCGCAGAAATAATTCTTCAAGATCTAAGCGGGTTCTTTGTGCTAAAATTATAGGACTAGCTGAAAGGTTTCGGGGTTACAGATTCTTTGCTCCTCAGAACTTTGACTTTAGAGGAAGAGCCTACCCTATTAACTCGTTTCTTCACACGCAAGGCCCAGATCTTTGTCGAGGGTTACTCGAGTTTTATCGTGATGTTAGAGTTAGAGGTAAGGAGGAGGCAAAGTGGCTTGCAATTCACGGAGCAAACACTTGGGGATTTGATAAAGTTACCCTTGATGAAAGAGTTAAGTGGACTTACGACAACACCGAATGGATTTGTAAAATAGCAACTGATCCTACCTCGTTTACTGAGTGGATAGATGCGGATTCCCCTTGGCAATTTATAGCGTTTTGTTTTGAGTGGAAAACTTTTGCGGATAGCGGGTTTGAGAGGTTAAAAACAAGGATTCCTATAAATGTTGATGCCACTAACAACGGCTTACAAATCCTCTCGATCCTTACTCGGTGTGAATATGGTTGTAAGGCTACTAACGTAATACCAACAGGTGGGGTAGCGGATATTTATAATGTTGCTCGGGTAAGAGCGGAAGCATTCATGGAAAAGGATGCCCGAGAAAACCATCCGTTCGCACAAGCTTGGTTGGACTATGGTATTAACCGCGATACGCTAAAACGACCTTGCATGACTTGGTCTTATGGATTAACGATGTACTCGTGCCGTCAATATATACTCGATTGGTTCGAGAAAAAAATACACGCTGATGATTGCCCGAGTCCCTTCTGTGACAAGGAGTTTTATAAAGCTGTTCATTACTTATCTGTTATTGTTTGGAAAGCTATCGAGGAGGTTCTCGATTTACCTAAACAGTGCATGGAATGGCTACAAAAAGTCTCAAAGATTCTCAGCAAAAACAAAAGACATATTCAATGGGTTACCCCTTCGGGTTTTGTTGTTAAGCAGGACTACCGAAAGATTAAGACTTCTCGGGTAACTACTAATATAAGTGGTGAAGCTTTATGGGTTAGGTTTGGGGAAAGCACGGAAGAAATTAGCCCAATCAAACAAGCTCAAGGTGTATCTCCAAATCTTGTTCACTCCCTTGATGGGACTTTACTACACAAAACCGTTAACAGTGCTAACGATAAAGGTATCTATGACTTCTCGATGATCCATGATTCTTATGGAACGCACTGTAAAAACATTCCCATACTTAATGAAGTCATTCGTGATGAAGCTGTTAAGATGTTTACCGATGACTACCTAAGAGATTGGTTAAGTCAGGTAAAAAAACAGAACCCCGACATAGAATTTCCCGAGCCTCCCGAGTATGGTTCGGCCGACATCTCACAAATAAGAGATAGTCCGTACTTCTTTTCCTAACGGAAAACTTAAAGACAAATAATAAATAATAAAACGAGATAAAGATAAATGAAAAAAGTAATCGTAACGCCACTAGGAAAGGCTGTATTTCCTAAAATAAATCAACCCGATTTCAAGTTTGATGAGATGGGGGTTTATAGTTGTAAGCTTCACGTATCGGAAGAAGACTTTAATAAGTTTTCTGCTCAAGTAGAGGAGTTAGCAGAGTCAGCATACCAAGCGGAGCTTACTAAACAAGGTAAGACTAAGCTTAAAAAAATGCAGACGTTACCTATTCGTATTACCGAAGAAGGTGACTTCGAAATCTATAGCAAACAGCCCGCAAAAAAGAATACATCTAAAGGTGTCCTCGAATTTAATGTGGCTATGTATGATTCCGAGGGAAACAAATTACCAAGTGATACAAACATAGGAAGTGGGAGTAAACTGCGTCTCAGCGTAGAGTTTGCACCTTGGTATGTTCCGAGTATTGGCTTCGGCTATACCCTGAGATTACGTGCTGCCCAAGTTGTCGAGTTAGTGGAGTACTCGGGAGCGGGAGGAGGCAACGCGGAGTCTATGGGATTCGGAAAAGTCGAAGGAGGATTTGTAGGTGAATCATTAGAGTTCAACAACAGTAATGAGACAGGCGAAGAAAAGAATAGTTCAGCGAGTGTCCCGTTTTAGATCCAAGTTCGAAAGAGATACTGCCCTCTCACTGAAAAGTGAGGGGGTAGACTTCGAATACGAGACGATGCGGATTAAGTATCAGAAGTTTTGTACTTACACACCCGACTTTATATTTCCTAACGGTGTCATAATTGAAGCTAAAGGATTTTTTAAACCGAGTGATAGGACTAAGCATATTTTAATTTCTCAACAGACTAGCTACGATATTCGATTTTTATTTATGAACGCACACCAAAGACTTAACAAAAACAGCAACACTACATACGCCAACTGGTGTGATAAAAATGGTTTTATGTGGTGTCATAAGAAGATACCTAACGAATGGGCAACAGTAACACTATAAAATCAGATCAACCTTGTGACCACTGCGGTTCCTCGGATGGCAAAGCGTACTATGATGACAATCACTCGTATTGTTTCTCGTGTAGAAAGACTATTCAACATGATCCTATTGATGGTGGTGACCCTATGGATACTCCTATTCCCTTATCGTCATCAGCACCTAAAGATTTCTCCGATTATTTTGGAGGTTCTCCCGAGCCTATAAGTGATCGGGGTCTTCACTCGGATACATGTAGAAAGTTCTCGTATCATATAGGTGAGGACAACTCTGGTAACGAGGTACACATAGCGAACTTTAAAGATGATGATGGGAATATTGTCGGCCAGAAGATACGAGGAGAAGACAAGAAGTTTATTATAAAAGGAAAAGTTACCGATAGATTTTTCGGGCAACATCTTTTTGTTAACGGTGGGAGGATGCTCGTTTGTACCGAAGGGGAGCTAGATGCCCTAACAGTTTCACAATTAGGTGGTAACAAATACCCAACAGTTTCCTTACCAAATGGCTGTCAGTCAGCGAAGAATGTATTCAAAAAGAATTTAAAGTGGCTCGATAACTTTGATAAAATTATCCTTATGTTTGATGAGGATGAGCATGGGAGGAAAGCGGTTGAAGAAGTTGTTTCTATAATTCCTCAAGGTAAAGCTTACATCGCTCGGTTATCCGAGAAGGATGCCAACGAGATGCTTATGAAGGGTAAGGGTCAAGATGTTATCAAGGCAATGTGGGATGCTAAGAAGTGGTCTCCCTCGGCAATTATAAACGGCACTGAATTGTTTGATAGGATCTCTCGGGCTAAGCCGAATGAAGATAGTATCCCTTATCCCTTCGAAGGTCTTACAAAAATGACCCGAGGAATTAGGACTGGAGAAATAAGTTTATTCTGTGCAGGAAGCGGGGTCGGGAAGTCCCAAGTTTGTCGGCAGATTGCCCACCATCTTTTAACTACTACCGAGTGCAAGGTAGGGTACATAGCGTTAGAAGAAAGTATCGAAAGATCTGGCCAAGGTATCCTCGGTATTGAATTAAAGAAACAGTTACACCTCGAACCTTTTGAGGTAGATGAACAATTTACCGAGGGTTACCAGAAGACTATCGGGTCTGGTAGATTTTTTCTATATGACCATTGGGGATCTATGAATACCGATGAACTTCTTTCTCATATTAGATTTATGGTGCAAGCGGAAGGGGTTACCCACGTTGTTCTCGATCACGTTAGCATAGTAGTTTCAGGACTTACCGAAGGAGAGACTTCGGAGAGGAAAAGCATAGACATCTTGATGACTAAACTTAGAGCTTTAGTTGAAGAATCTAAGTTCTCTCTTATACTGGTCAGCCACCTTAAAAGACCCGAGGGCAACCGAGGATTTGAAGATGGGTTAGCTCCTAACTTATCGTCACTCCGCGGATCGGCATCGCTCAGTCAGCTTGTAGATCAAGTCATATCCCTCAGTAGAAATTTACAATCAGAATCAGATGAAGATAAGCACACAACCACGGTCACAGTTTTGAAGAATAGATTCTCAGGGGAAACAGGTATCGCCACTTACCTCGAGTACAATCCCGATGATGGGGTACTTAGTGAGACATCTTTTAAGGGAGATTTTAGCAACCATGAATAGAAAAATTATGAAATACAAACTACTTATAGCCGACATAGAAACTAACGCGATTGGGAAACACAATGGGCTTACCATGTGGTCAACTCAATTAGGTCTGGATACCATGCACTGTATGTCCATTTTGGATGCAGAGACAAAAGAACTTTACGAGTTTAATACACATAAACAAAATATAGCCGAGGGTATCTCGATGCTTAAACAAGCGGAGTATGTTGTCTTCCACAACGGTATCGGTTTTGATGTTCCCGCTCTTCATAAACTGTTCGGGATATCTATTCATAAAGTTATAGACACTATGTTGATGGCTAAAATATTATTCCCTGACATTGGCGATAGTGATTTTAAACGAGAGAATTTTCCTAAGAAATTAATAGGCTCTCAGTCTCTTAAAGCTTGGGGGATACGCCTTGGTAATCTTAAAGGGGATCACGGGGAAACCGAGACTTGGGAAGACTTTAGTAACGAGATGCAACAGTATTGCAATCAGGATGTCCGAGTAACTTTCTCTTTATATGAGCATTTGTTAAAGGCTAATACTTCCTCGAAAGCTCTCGTGATGGAGCATGAGTTTGCAAAGCTTATTCGCTTACAGGAACTTAACGGTTTTCCTTTTAATGTTAAGAAGGGTGAGGAACTAGCTCGGGATCTCATGGTGAGAAAACTTGAACTTGATAAAGAACTACAGGAAGTCTTTCCACCAACTATTGTAGAGATGAAAAGACCCGCAGGTTGGACAGTTGAAGTAGAGGGTATCGACTTCACAGCTAAGACAAAAGGACAGCTTAAAGAAGAACTGAAACGGGCGGGGTTTAAACAAACGATAGCAAACCTCGCTGAAAAAACGGGTAATGAGAAAAGAGAAATACCATTCAATGCGGGAAGCCGTGACCAAATAGCGGAGAGGTTAATGGCTAACGGTTGGAAGCCTCAAGCCTACGATGGTAAACGCCCTGAGATAAATGAAGCTGTTCTCAAGAAAATAAATACCAAGGAAAGTTTAAAGCTTCTCGAGTATCTCCTAGTACAAAAAAGATTAGGTCAACTGGTTGATGGTAGGTACGCTTGGCTTACTTGTGTAACTCCCGAGGGTCGCATACACGGATCGGTTAATACAGTAGGAACAGTTACGGGGAGATGCACTCACTCACAACCAAATGTATCCGCTGTTCCCTCGGTTCGCGCTGATTACGGTGAGGAAACCCGAGGACTTTTTAAAGCTCCCGAGGGTAAAGTTCTCGTAGGTGCTGATGCAAGTGGCATCGAGTTGAGAATGCTCGGTCATGTTCTATTTAAATATGACTCAGGTAAATATGTTCGAGAGATTCTTGAGGGTGACATCCATCAAGTTAATGCGGATGCTCTCGGGATTACCCGATCAGAAGCTAAGACTTGGATCTATGCTTATCTTTATGGATGCGGTAACCAGTTGCTCGGGGAAATTGTCGGGAAAGGAATGAAGGAAGGAAAGAGATTACGACAAACATTCCTTAAGAAGATGCCCTCATTTAAAAAGTTAACTTCCGATATTGATAAGGCGGTTGATACACAAGGCTACCTCACTTCGATTGATGGGAGGATCTTAAAGATACGCTCGAAACATAAAGCTCTTAATTCTCTACTGCAAAGTTCAGCAAGTATTGTAATGAAGCAAGCCTTGATCGAGTTCGTTAAAGATCACGCAAAGCACCCTTATGAACTTCATGCAAACATCCATGACGAGGTACAGTTCTCGTGCAAAAAGGAACACGCTAATGATTTAGGAAGAGCTTTCGTAACTGCTCTCGGTACAGCAGGAAAGACACTCGGTATTAAATGTCCCTTGGATGGTGAGTTTAAAGTAGGAAACAACTGGGCAGAAACACATTAATAATAATTATGAGCAAACAAAAAAGAACAAGTTACGTTGATGGGGATATGATAATGTATCGTGCTGCTTTTGCTTCCGAGCAAGAGACCAAGTGGGAAGATGATATATGGACCCTTCATAGTTCCGAGACGGACATGAAAGTAATCATTGATGACATGATCGAGTTCGTCCGAGATGCTACACAATGCGAAGAGTTGCATCTCGTGTTCTCGGACTCCCGAAACTTTCGTTATAATATATTTCCCGAGTACAAAGCGAACAGAAAAGATAAGAGAAAACCGCTCGGGTTAAAGGCTATGACCGAGTGGGCTTCCGAGAATTACAATGGTATTCGATGGAACAACCTCGAAGCTGATGATGTTATCGGGATACTTTGTTCTAATTCAAAAGATAACGTAGTGGTAAGTGCCGATAAAGATTTCGCAACCTTGCCCGAGTGCGAGTGGTTCAACTTTATGAGCAAGGAGACAAGCTTTATGACCCAAGAGGAAGCCGACTATAACCACCTTGCCCAAGCAATGTCGGGCGATACAGTCGATGGCTTCTCGGGAGCTAAAGGAATAGGAAGTGTAACGGCTAACAAACTTTTAGATAAGAACGGAGCGACTTGGGAAACAGTTGTGAAGGCTTACGAATCGAAAGGACAGACAGAAGAAGACGCTCTCTTGAACGCTCGGCTTTCCTACATCCTTAGAAACAAAAACGAATATAATGAAAAAGAAGGAGAAGTAAGATTATGGAATCCACCAACAAAGCAGAAGTAGTAGAAAGAAAGCCGTTACCCGATAGCGGAGGGCGTACTGAATTTGAAACAGGATCAGTGAGAGATTCTATGGAAGGGAAAGGCTGTCCTAACCAACTGCCCATCAGTAGCTTGCGAGCCGTCAGTCGTAGGTTCGAATTAGGCAGTTACAAGTATGGCGAGCGCAACTGGGAGAAGGGTCAGTGTTTCAGCAGATATATCGATGCAATCTACCGCCACCTGTGGGGTTTTATGGAAGGTTGTGAAGAAGAGGATCACCTTAGCGCAGTTATCTGGAATGCCATGTGTTTGTATCAAACGGACGAGTGGATAAAGGAAGGTAAATTACCCGAGGAGTTAAGGGATATTGTAAATACACAAAACCCCGTCAAATAAATTTTTAACTTTTTTTTTAATACTATTATAGTAGCCTCGGATTTTTCATTAGGTAGTTATTTAGCCTGTTTCCTAATAAAGCTGAAAATTCAATATGCTATGGTGTAGCCATGAGTACAAACAAAAAACCTAAAGTAACATTCACTCCCTTGGAGTGGGAACTAATAAAAGATAGACCCGAGGATTGTATTATCGAGTGCCACCTAGATACGCCCGATGATTGCCCGCCTTGTCAATGGACTAAAGAAGAATTAGATCATGGTATTACAAAACTGTACGGGTTAAAAGCAGGGGACGAGATTGACCTAAGTGACCCCTTAACCTTCTCGATACTTGAAGACTGTATTGATGGCGGTACAATAATGATGAGATGCTCTCCCGAGGATCTTGGGTATAGCGAGTTCATCACTAAGGGTAAATGGTGCGCTATGGTTAGAGCAGCTAAATCCGTACAAAAGAAAACAGGAGTTCCTTTCTATTGGTAAATAACACTTAAAACAACAAACAAAAAAGAAAGCTCTCGGGAAATTCTCGGGGGCTTTTTTTGTGCCTTAGAAAAAGATTGACTTATAAGTAATAAACAACATCAAAAAGAACTGAGATAAATATGGATAATACCTTCCCATTCGTTTCCGATGAACTGATAAGATCCCTCGATGAAATCTTTCCACCTAAAGAGTTTAGCCCAAAGGATGAATATCGAACAATGGATTATTATTTCGGTCAACGCAATATCGTTAATTTTTTACGCGCAAAGAACGCAGAACAAAACGAGAATATTTTAACAAACAATAATTAACAAAGAGAAAACCATGTGCTTATCACGCCCAAAAATACAGGCTCCACCGCCACCACCAATAGTTCCACCAATACAAGAACCTAGTGAGGTTGCAGAAGTGGTAGAAAACAAAGCCGACAAAAACAGGAGAAGTAAGAAACGCACGGGGAACAGCTCTCTAACAATTCGAAGACCCTCGGTATCTACTGCTAAATCTGGGTCTGGATCAAATACAAACACTTATTAATAACAGCAGCAGAGAAAAACAAAGATGATAACAACAACATCAATTAACCTATATGGTTCGGGTGATACTAACGGAAACGGTACGTACAACTCAGGAACCAGTAGCCCAAAGATAAACTCTATTAAGGGTGGAACTTATTCCTTTTTAGCCTCGGGAACCTTTAGCTCGGGAACTACATTAACTCTTCAACATAAAGTTGGAGGAGCTTACGTTGACCTCGGAGCCGATGCGGTTCTAACATCAGCAGGAGGATGTACTTTTACAACTTCCCAAACAGAGCTTCAATTAGTTGTTAGCAACAGAACGGGGACTTCCGCAAAGAACGAAACTCTTTACGTAGACATCGCTCCAATCGACAGATAATCCTTATTATAAGTTCATGTCCAGTAGTTTTATTTCACCAAAAAGCAGCGGCCTTAATTCGCTAACAGGAAAACTTACCGCTTCTATAACTGGTAAATTAACGAGGAAACTTACAGGCGAAGAACTTAATCGGTTATTCCTTGAGAAGTTTAAGTTTACTACGAGTGATACTGAGTTGGTAACTAATGGAGACTTTGATACAGACACAGGTTGGACAAAAAATAGCGGTTGGACAATAGCAAACGGCAAAGCCACTAAAAATAGTGGGGACGCAAATTACATGACCGCTGACTTCACAGGTAATGGTACGTTTGAGATTACATTCACTGTTTCCGATTACGTTTCTGGTAATGTTACACTCAGAGTAGGAACAGGGTTTAGTTCAAACACTCGAACTGCGAACGGAACATATACAGAAACTATTGACAAAGACAGTGCTACTTTTGGGTTCTTTGGATCAGGAGAATTTTCGATTGATAACGTCTCAGTCAAAGAGGTCACCAAGCAAGCACCAGTAGCAGCCTTTTCTCTTAGGAAGCTTGGCAACGTTTCTCCATACGCAGCAAGGATTAGAAGAAGCTACGACAACACAGAAGCACAGGTTTTCTTTGATGCTAGTGATAGAGTGAGTGAGTCTTCGGTCGTTCGGAATACCTCACAGAATTTACTTAGTTACTCTGAGGACTTTGGTCAATGGACTAATAATGGAGGAGGTACAGCCTCAAAAGCTGTAACCATTACTGACCCATTTGGAGGTAATAAC